AGAAAGTACTATCAGAAATAGGATTATATTACGGCGATGTGGCAATGCCAAAAGATTGGGAGATAGATCCAATTGAGCTCTCTCATCACATTTTACATTCTAACTTAACAAATGAAGAATTTCAATTTTCAAGAACTTGGGATAAGTTGAATACCTATATCCGTGAACACATTAGACTTGAATATAATATTCGATTAATAAATAAAAAAACGTGGGGTAATATCTATTCCCCTCACGAAACTACCCTTCCTTTACTTAATATAGATCCACTAGATTTAAGAAACTCTCCTGATTACACATTGTTATATGGTGTAAAGGTTAAAGACTGTAGTGTTAGGATTCATTATGATGATAATAGACGAGCAGGAAGAAATTGGGATGTGCCCTTAACGAATAATAAATTTATCATGTTCCCCTCTATGCAAATGTATTATATCACTAACAATCAAAAGGATTCCCTTAATTTTATACAAACGATTACTTATGAATTTATCTAATTATTTCTGGTATTTTAAATCTGCACTGACACCACGATTCTGTGATGAAGTTATTAAATATGCTTTAGAAAAAAAAGAAACAATGGCTATTACAGGGGCTTATGGGCGAGATAGAGATTTAAATAAAAAACCTTTAAATAAAGAAGAGGTTCAAGACTTAAAGAGAAAAAGAAATTCTGATCTAGTTTGGCTAGACGACACTTGGATTTATAAAGAAATACACCCCTTTGTCCATCAAGCTAATAAAAATGCTGGCTGGAATTTTGAATGGAATTGGTCAGAGCCCTGTCAGTTTACAAAATATAAACTCAATCAATATTATAATTGGCATTGTGACAGCTGGGATAAACCTTATCAACGAAAAGATAAAAATTCTCCTGATAATGGTAAGATTAGAAAGCTATCTATGACTTGTCAACTCACCGATGGTTCAGAATATTCTGGTGGCGAACTAGAATTTGATTTTAGAAACTATGAACCCCATCAAAGAGATGAAGCTACACACTTAAGAAAAGCAACGGAGATATTACCTAAAGGAAGTATTATTGTTTTTCCTAGTTTTCTGTGGCATAGAGTTAAACCAATAACGAAAGGAACGCGATATTCACTTGTCTTATGGCATTTAGGATATCCATTTAAATAATATGAATAAGACTGAATTTTTTCAAACACCAATATGGATGGAAGACAAACCTGAATTTGTTAAATCATTAAATAAAGCTAGTGATAAATATATTAAGGCATCAAAAAAAATGCCGGAGAGTAAGACATATCTAAAACAACTTGGTGATTTTGGTAGATCATGGCATTCAACCCCATTAACAAAAGATAATGATTTTATAGATTTAAGAAATTATGTAGGTCAAAAGTCTTGGGAATTTTTAGACCATCATGGTTATGATATGCAACAATATCAAACGATGTTTTCTGAAATGTGGGTACAAGAATTTAGTAAGAACGGTGGTGGCCACCACTCCGCTCATGTACATTGGAACCAACATGTTTCAGGATTCTATTTTTTAAAATGCAGTGAAAAAACTTCTTTTCCTATTTTCCATGAACCAAGAACAGGTGCAAGAACTACTAAATTAAAAATGAAACCAGAATTAAAAGGTATCTTTCATGGTACAGAGCTAGTTCATTTTAGACCTAAACCTGGAAGTTTAATTATTTTTCCAGGATATTTAGAACACGAGTATGCAGTTGATCACGGTAAAGCGCCTTTCAGATTTATACATTGGAACATTACTGCTATTCCTAAAGAGATGGCAAGAAATGTTTAAAACACAAAAGAACCTTATTTCTTCGAATCTTTTAAAACAAATAAATTCTTTAGCGACTAATAAAGATTTTCCTTGGTATTTTCACGATGGTGTAACAACAAAAAATGATAAGAAGTGTTACTTTACTCATATTCTATATTCTTTTGATAAAATAAACAGTCAATTCTATAAGAATATAGTACCGGAATTTATTGAAAAGTTAAAAATAAAAAAGTTATTAAGAGTTAAATTAAATTTATATACTCAAACACATAAAATAATTGGGCATCATTATCACATAGATTTTCAAAAACCCCATACAACAGCACTTTTTTTTATTAATGAAAATAATGGATTTACTATTTTTAAAAAACCTTTTAAAAAGATAAAATCTGAAGAAAATAAATGTGTTATTTTTAATGGATTGAAAGAACATAAAAGTACAACTTGTACAGATAAATTATGTAGATTAACTTTAAATATAAACTATGAGTTTTAAAATAAAAAAATATTGTATTATTCGTCAGGCAATCTCAAAAGACCTGGCAGCTTTTATAGCTAATTACTTTTCAATAAAAAAACAGGTTTATGATACCTGTCGACAACGCCGATTTATTTCTCCTTATGAAACATTATTAGGTGAATATGAGGCCGACGACGGTCAGATTCCACATACCTATTCAAGTTATTCAGATATCGCTATGGAAACTTTAATGTTGAAGTGTCAATCCATTATGGAAAAGACGACAGGATTAAAATTAAACCCTGCTTATACTTTTGCCAGAATTTATAAAAATGGGGATGTTTTAAAAAGACATAAGGATAGGTTTAGTTGTGAGATATCTACAACGATGAATCTTGCAGGAGATCCATGGGCTTTATATTTAGAGCCGGATGCTGCTAAAGGAAGAGTGGTTCCGGGTGAAAGTTATAAATCTGAGAACACTAAAGGAATTAAAGTAGATTTAAAACCAGGAGATATGCTAGTTTATAGGGGCTGTGAACTAGAACATTGGAGAAATAAATTTAATGGTAAAGAATGTATTCAAGCTTTTTTACATTATAATAATCATAAGACACCGGGAGCTAAAGATAATATGTTTGATAAGAGACCTCATTTAGGACTTCCTTCTTGGTTTAGTTGGAAGAATACACAGTATAAACGATGATAGTATCTCTATAATGGAGGCAGTACTCCATCATACCTACTGCCTCCTTTATAAGGATTCTATATGCTACAAAAAATAGGTTTACAGAACCTAAAAAATAATATACAAAATAGACTGGTGAGGGGATGATCCACCACAGATTCCCCTTACTTTAAACATATTGAAATCCCCTATAATCTGGTATAAGTCATGATAAACAGGATTTTATATGCTACAAAAAATAGGATTTTTACCAGGATTCAATAAACAAATTACCCCTACAGGAGCCGAAGCACAATGGACGGACGGAGAGAATGTTCGTTTTAGATATGGCACACCAGAAAAAATAGGAGGGTGGTCTCAGTTAGGAGACAAGGCTTTAACAGGGTCGGCAAGAGCTCTTCATCAGATGGTTAATAAGGAAGGTATTAAATATGCCATTATTGGAACTAATAGAATTTTATATGCTTATACAGGTGAAGCCTATTATGATATTCACCCAATTAAAACTGACTTCGGAGCCTTAACCGACAAGCTAGCTTCTACTAGTGGGTCTGCTATTCTTACAATTACTTTATCTTCTACCGCAGGAATGACAGCAGGAGATATTTTATTACTTGAAAATGTAACTCCTCCAACAGGTTCAGGTTATTCAGCTTCTGATTTTGATGACAAAACTTTTATGATAACTGAAGTAGTAGATGCTACTTCAGTTACTATTACTATGGGCTCCAATGCAAGCGCAACTGCTACGGATGGAGACCTTTCTGTTAAATGGTACTATCCTGTAGGACCGGCTGAACAGGTTGGTGTTTATGGATGGGGTATATCTCAATATTCAGGAACAGTAACAGCTCCCCAAACGACAACTTTAAATGGAGCTATCACGGATGCTGCTGCAACGGCTGGTATTACATTAACTAGTTCAACAGGTTTTCCTACTAGTGGGACTAGTGAAATAAGAATAGGCACAGAGGATCTTAGTTATACCGGAATTAGTTCAAATGTATTAAGTGGAGTCATTCGAGGAGTTAATGGAACAACAGCCGCTACTCATTTAGACGGGGTAACCATTACAAATATTACTGACTACAGTGGATGGGGACAAGCCTCTTCTACAACCGACAAAGTCGCAGAGCCCGGACTATGGGCCTTGGATAATTTAGGAAGTACTTTGTTGGCTTTAATTTTTAATGGAGCAGTATTTGAGTGGGATTCAGATTTAAGTAATGCCACAGCAACAAGAGCAACCATTGTTAGTGGCGCACCAACAGCATCTAGAGATATGTTAGTATCAACACCTGATCGTCACTTAGTTTTATTTGGAACAGAAACAACTATTGGAACAACATCTACCCAAGATGATATGTTTATAAGATTCTCTTCTCAAGAAGATATAACTGACTGGGCACCTACTGCAATCAATAGCGCTGGCACACAAAGACTGGCTGCCGGCTCACGGATCATGGGAGCTACACTAGGTAGAAATGCAATTTACGTATGGACGGATACCTCATTATTCACCATGCGTTTTGTAGGAACACCTTTTACTTTTGCCTATGAACAAGTGGGAACCAACTGTGGATTGATAGGAAAGAATGCAGCTGTCGAAGTGGATGGTTCAGCTTACTGGATGTCTGATAATGGTTTCTTTAAATTTACTGGTAAACTAGAATCGATGGACTGTTTAGTAGAAGATTATGTTTATGATGATCTTAACACAACTTCAAATCAATTTATCTATTGTGGAATTAATAACTTGTTTGGAGAGGTGATGTGGTTTTATCCAACCGCTGGTTCTAATGTAATAGACAGATGTGTGGTGTATAGTTATTTAGATTCAAGTCCAGAAAGACCTATTTGGTTTACAAACGCTAGTTCAATATTTCCAAGAACTACTTGGGTGGACTCAGCTGTTTTTGGTTTACCTCATGCTACATTCTATGATGCAGGTACAGATACCTGTGATACCGTAGGAAATACAGATGGAATTTCAACTTACTATGAACATGAAAAAGGAGTTAATCAAATTAAGGGAGGAGCAACCACGGCTATTGCAGCTAATATTCTTTCAGGCGATTTTGATATTACACAGGATGCACAACGAGGAATTACATTTAGAGGGGACGGAGAATTAATGATGAGAGTCAGTAGATTTTTACCAGACTTTATAACTCAAGCTGGCAACACTATAGTTGAATTAGATTTAAGAAATTTTCCTAATCAAACTGCGGCTAGCTCTAGTCTAGGACCTTTTACTATTACCTCAAGCACTAACTATCAATCGTGCAGGGCACGAGGTCGATCGGTTGCAGTAAAAATATCAAACACTGCAGTAGATTCTAATTGGAAGTTAGGAACTTTTAGGTTAGATGTACATGCAGGAGGAAGAAGATAATGGCCAAGATAGTACAATCATTAACCAGAGCAAGCGATGAGTATAACGCAGATGTAGCTCACTCTTTAGTAAGAGATTTAGATGCTGTGCTGGAAAAATTAAACACTACCTTTCAACAAGAAATAAAACAGGAGATAGAAGCTAGAAGCTTCTTTTTAGATTAATGGCAGTAGTAAACCAATACGACTTTGTAGGAATAGATAATGATACTACCAATACGGAACTTAATCCTTTTGGTGCAGGGTCTCCCTTGGTAAGTGAAACCTATGTTATTAAATCTATCCTGGTTACTTCAGCTGGTACTCCCAGTGTAACCGTTACTAATAATGCTTTTACTGCTATTAAAACAGCAGCTTTAACAGCAAATACAACAGTGGAATTATTAACCCAACCGTTAATAGTAGTAGGGGGTACGACCCTTACCATTAAAGCAGGTAGCGCAGACTCTTTTGATTTTGGAGTTAGCTATCTAAACATCAAAAAAGAGGTAACAACATAATGCAATTACTAGAACCCAAAGAAATAATTACAACTATTTCTAATAAAAAAACTGGAGAAAAGTATAAGGATGAAGCAGCTTTAAAAGCGGCTAATATCCCAGAGGAGGATGTGCGAAGAGATGTAAGAGTAATCATGCCACCCCTTGATTTGTTTGCAAAAACAAAGTAGTATAAAATCACCAGGAGAAATACCTGCTCTTTAATCTTAAACACACGGGAAAATTATGGCACTATTCGAAGAACAAATTACAGATACATTAGAGACAGGAGCTCCTTCTATTAAATATACAGGTAAAGAAGGTCCGCGACCCTCGATGCAATCTCAAGAAGAAATGATGATAGCTAAACAAATATGGGAAGCTATGGGTGATGAAGAACGAGGACAATTCTCAAACTTTGAAGAATTCTTTGCAAGTGGAATTTGGAAACAAATACTTCAACAAGCACAACAGGACGAAGCACAAGGACCACAAGGAATCGAGAGCCTCGGACAAAGACCTAATCAAGGTTCCCCTAGTATTATGAGTCAAGCTACAACAGACACAGAAGTTGAAGATGCTTATGGAATACCTGTGGGAGAAGGAATTGAGAGTTTAAGAGGAGGCATCTAATGCCTTTTAAATCAGAAGCACAAAGAAGATACCTATGGGCTAACGAACCAGAAATCGCAAGAGACTGGGCCGATACCTATGGAAGTAGAATTAAGAAAGATGATGGTGGGATTACACAGCTAGTTAAATCAGGACCAGGGAGACCTGGATATCGTGGTAGAAAGAAAATTGATAGACGTAAAAGTAGTAGTGGCCCAGGTCCAGGAGGACAAGGTGCTAGAGGACAAGCTACTTACAACCCTGGGACACCACAAGCACCACAAGGAGGACATCATCCAGATCAAAAACCAGCAGCAAGCACTTCATCCTCAGTAAGTAGCAATGGTAGCCATGATAGAGGAGGAGCGCACCATCGAAAAACAGCAACAGGCACAGGAATTTCTCATCATCCAGGGGTCGATACATCTGTAAAACCAAAAGTAAAAATTACACCTGACCGCGATAGACCAGAACAAACTATAAAAGCACAAAAAAAAATAGTTAAGGAAAGAAGAAAAGAAGCTAAGCGAAAAGACTCTTGGCAAAATAAATTTAGAAAAAATGAACTAAGAAAATTATTTGATTATATTCAAAAGGGAAGAAAATTTCAAATGCCAAGTGTGATGGGTTCACTAGCTAGAAAAGCAGACTGGGATGAAGAAGACTATTTAAGTTGGAGTCCTGTAGGATCATCTTTACATGGAGACATAGGTGAAAAAGATTTAACAACATTACAAAATTTAAAATCAGCACTTGGACAAGATTGGGTTGGACAAACAAAAAAAGGTGAAGGTGAATTTGCTTTTGAAGATTTTTTTCCTAACATGAATAAAATACCACAAGGTAGAGATGATCAACCCGAATGGTCAAAACTAGGTTATCCTAGTTACGCAGCATGGCAAGCGGCCCAAGGTGGAGGCGGCGGAGGCGGAGCTACAGCAGCTACAACTACAACTCCATCAGCATTTCAAGCATCACTTACAGGTACGGCAGATACTCCTGATTATTATGTGGGAGAAAATCCACTGGCATCAAACATAGCATGGGGAAAACAAGCGGGCGTCGACCCAAGAACCATGGGTATTTATAACCAGAACCAATTTGGTTTCCCTACGTGGGCAGCTGAAGGTGGAAGAATACCAGCAGCGTTTGGTGGTATCATGGATACTACAACAGGAAGAAGAGCTTATGGTATCGGAAGTTTTTTTAAAAGTATAGGAAAAGCAGCGAAGAAAATTATTAAGAGTCCGATTGGTAAGACTGCTTTGTTAGGTGGTTTAGGTATGTGGGGTATGGGAATGGGTCCATGGGCTGCAGGTGGAAAATTTGCAGGCGCAGGAGGTGCAGGTTGGCTTAAAGGTCTGGGAATGGGTAGAACAGGAGTTGGGAAATTTTTAGCTTCAGGTGCAGCAGGTGGTCAAAGATTACCAGCAGCTATAGCAGGACGAAACCCAGGTCTCTTTAGTAGAATTGCAGGTGGACTCTTCAAAGGTGGTGGAAAATATGGTGCCGAGCAATGGAACCCTTGGAAAATAGGAATCGGTGCAGCTACAGCTCTACCATTCTTAATGGGTAACTGGGGTGGAGATGACGATGATGATGATGGTTTCGATTACAATAAAGAAAGAGATGCATACGCACAAAAACTTATGAATATTAAAGCAGGAGTTATGGCGGGAAGTTTAAATCCAAATGAATTTAGTTACTTACCATCAAATTATACATACACCGGAGCTGAAGGTGGAAGAGCAAGATTAAGTGATGGAGGTGATCCTTTCCTAAGAGAAGAATATGATAAATATGTTTTTGAAATGGAAGAAATGGGACTTCAACCGATATCATTTGAAGAATTTGAAGCACAAGCTAGAGCAGGTCAAGCTCAAGGTGGAAGAACTGGTTACTATACAGGTAAATCCGTTCCATCAGACTATACTATTGAAGATGCAGTGATGAGCAGCACTCAAGACAAACTAGGTGGTATTTCAGATGTAATGAAACACGCTGATCTTTTCCGTAAAGGAGAAGTAGGTCAAATGTATGCAGCTGATGGTGGAAGAATTGGGTATAAAGATGGTAAGAAAGGAACTCCAAAAAAATATCGAAAGTGGTACAAAAAAATTGATTGGGAGGATGAGTATGGACCTGGCTACTGGATACCAGGTGAAGAGCATTGGGCGGAAGGCCCTCAAACAGGAAAATCGGTAGGAGAACCTAATTATGGAGAGCACTCACCACTTCCACGAATAAAATGGAAAGCTGATGGTGGAAGAATTGGGTTTCAAGATGGTGGTGATTTCTCAAATATTTTTACTCAAGATGATTTAATTCTATTAAAAGAATTTAAATATGATCCTAAAGAAGTGGCAACATGGAAAGATAAAGGAAAAGGTCTTTTATATACATTAAGAAATCCTAATTATGCTCAAGGCGGAAGAATTAGATATTCAGAAGGTCACACAGGTCGTCCCCCAATAACAATGGGACAAGTACCACCCGCACCACAAGCACCACAACCAAATCAAATGGCAGGAGCACCTCCTCCAACGCCTATGCCCGCACCACAACCGAATCGAATGGCAGGAATGCCAGGAGGAATGCCTCCACCAGGAATGAATCCTATGATGAGAGGAAACCCTATGATGAGAGGAATGAATCCTATGATGGGAGGAATGAATCCGATGGGTAAAGGAACGCCTAGAATGATGGCCCAAGAAGGTGGCTTAATGGATCTAGGTGGTATGGAAAAAGATTATAGAAACGACGGAGGTTTTGTACCTATAGGTGGAGAAGAAAAAGCTGATGACGTTCCAGCAAGATTAAGTAAAAACGAATTTGTATTTACGGCTGATGCCGTACGCGCAGCCGGCGGTGGAGACATCGATGCTGGCGCAGAGATTATGGAGAATGTTATGGAAAATTTAGAAGAAGGTGGTAATATATCCGAAGAGTCTCAAGGATTAAAAGGAGCACAAAATATGTTTGCTACCGCACAGAGACTAGGAGGAGTAATTTAATGGGTGATAAAGCATTAAAAGGAAATAAACTTACCAAATGGCTAACAAATTATGCTGCGCCATGGGATACAGATTCTCGGTCTGAAGGTCCTGATGATCCTGACTTCAAAGTATCTCCAATAAGAGTAAACAAAAAAATGAAGCATGAAGCTGAATTAAAAGCATTGCTACAAGGCATAAAGCCACAAGGCACAAAAAAAATTAAAACTACAAAAAGAAGAGCAAAAGGGAGAAAATAATGGCAACCGAAACATCAATAACTAGACAGGCCCCTTATATAGAGGCCCTAGGTCAACGGTACGGACAGGATCTCACAGCATTAACCGGAAAGGCAATGCCAACGGCTGGCTATGCACCTACGGTTGCAGCACAAGATCAAGCACAATTAGACGCTTACACAAAAGCAACAACTGCTGGTCAAGGTATCGGCGCTTACCAACCTTACATTACTCAAGCTGGAGCATACACAGGTCCTATGACCGGTGCTCAACTGGCGACTATTGGCCCACAAGGTCAAACTATTACACCTCAGTTAGCTCCAGGCAGTTTCATGTCTCCATATCAACAACAAGTTATAGATGCCACTATGGATCAGTATGATGTTCAAGCACAAAAAGGTATGTCAGGAATAGGATTACTGGCAGCACAGTCCGGAAACTTAGGTGGAGGACGTGAAGGTGTTATGAGATCAGAGTATCAAAGTCAATCAGATTTAAATAGAGCAATGTTACAAGCTCAAATGCAACAACAAGGATTCGGTCAAGCACAGCAGGGAAGACAACAAGCATACGGACAACAAATGCAAATGGCTGGTGCTGTACCAGGAATGCAAGGCAGAGATATTGCAACTTTAGGATCAGCGGGCGCGATTCAACAAGCACAAACACAAGCTACTTTAGATGCGCAAAGAGAAGCAAATAGAATGGCAGCATACGAACCTTACGAACGACTAGGATATATGGGAGCAGGCCTTGGAAATATTCTAGGAGGAATGGGAGGTCAGTATTCAACAACCGTATCCCCTAACCAATCAGCGTTGCAGCAGGCGATGGGAATACTAGGAACAGGAATCGGAGCGTATAAATCGTTTACATAATGAGTAGAATTTTTCACAGACCAATGTTTAGGACAGGTGGCAGTGCCGAAGGAGGTATTACATCTGGACTGAGACAAGAATATAAAAGAGGAAGAGTAGTGGAACCTGGTGGGTATGAAGGCAACGAAGACTTCTTTGATCTTTATAAAGGTCATCCTGAAGCTTGGGAAGAATATAAAAAAACAGTGGGAGAATATCCAAAAGGTACATCAGGTGCTGATTTTTGGTTAAACTTTGGAACAAATATTTTAGCTCAACCTGGCGGAAGACCTATACTGCAAACCTTAGGTACAGCAGCTAAAGAACCTTTAGCACAACTTCAACAACAAAAAGCTATGGAAAGACACGGTGAGAGAGAAGAGTCAAAAGATTTCCTTAATACATACCTTGCTGCACAAGCAACACTGAAAGGTGGTGAAGCAGGTGCTGCTAGTTACAAACATGGTGATAAAGCATTGAAAGCATTGGAAATGCAAAATCGAATATTTGCCCATGATGATACGTGGAGAGATGACTTCACACCAGAAGAGAAAAAGGCATGGGACCGAGAGAAAAAGAGAATTGATATACAGATGGACAATTTTGAAACGAATACTGGTATAGATTTAGAGTTTATTATTCAACAGAGTGGTGGAAAAATAGAAGATATAATGGGTAAATACAAGAAAGAATTAGAACAGAATGAAGAGCTTATGTTCAAAGATGGTAAACCAGTAATGGATCCCGACGATCTTACTACCCAGCTAACAATTTCAGAATATTATTTAGACCCAGTTAATGCTGGCGATCTTCAACTAAGAATACTGGAGATGACTGGAAGAGAAATCCACGAAATGCAACAAAAGATGGAAGATGAAAAAAGCGGATGGACAGCACGTGCTAAAGGCGGAAGAATAGGCTATCAAGGTGGAGAATTAGTTGAGCAAGAAGATGTAAATATAATGACACCACAAGGTGATGTGTCTATGCAAGAAACAGTTGAAGAAGGTGCAATGCCTGATCAACTTTCTTTTCAAGAACTAAGATCTAGATTACCGGCAGAAGTTACTGATGATATTATTCGTCTTATAACAAACAGCGCTGAAGCTTTAACAGATTTTGCAAAGATTCAAACACAACAAG